TGCGTAAGGTCATGGTGAACTTTTGCAAGCCCTGCATTCTCTTTCATGTAATGATGTAATGCTTGCATCAAGCTTACTCGTTCTGCAAGTTTATCAAGGCCTTCTAGTTTGGCATCGATATTAAAATCCATGTTTTCGTCTTCATTTGAGTATTTGAATGTCATAATAGTAGTCCTTGATAGTGCATTTGACTCTTACATGAACTATTGCAAAATACCTATGAAATTACACTGTTTTAGGAACCAGTCTCCTGGTAGAACTCTGGCTTGTGATATTTATCACTATAATCCAGCATGGTTACTAGAGAGAATTTGACTCCTGATTTTACTGGCATAGCTCGATGTGGGTATGCGAATGCAGATGGGAAAATAACTAGGTCTCCAGCTTTTGGTTTGATGTTTAAGTCCTGGAGCCTAAAGTATAACTCTCCACCCTCATAATCGTCATTCAGGTACGATACAAGAGACACTGTACAATTATATGAGAAGCCATGGTCTTGGTGTTCCATGAAGTGTTGTCCTTCACCATACCGAACAAAATTAAAGGCTTCCCAATATCTTAGATTATGGATATTATTTGTTCTTGAATAATCATCAACTGCTGCTTTTTGTGCATCATAACATTCTTGCCATATTTGTTGTAATTCTTTTGATTCTTGGCTTGGGTCAATTTCTATATCGGTTTTTTTAAATTTAAAGTCTACACAGTCTCGGTATTCTGGCATTCTTTGTTGGTATCCAACATAGGCTGGTTGCCAATTATAATGGTTATTCCCATCCAATACTTTTTCTAACCTTTTTATAATATTCCACTCTGGTTTGATTACATCTCTATAAAGTGTAATACAATTACCAAGATCTTCTTTAGAACTCCAGGTTTGTTCAAAAACCATTCCTTCTTGCATATTCATCGCGGTTCTCCTGTTGGTTCGTAATTAATTGGCAGAACTTTTTCTCCTTTAGATTCTGCTTCTTCCCAGCCTTTTAATTGTACAGCTTGTTGTTCTCTAACGACTTTAAGACTTTCAGCCCATCCATCTATTTTTTCTTGAGTATATTCTGATTCTGCATAGTCCCAAAATTGACCAATGGTAAATCTTTCTCCAGAAGTAATCAATGATATACCATGCTGGTTTGTGTGTCCACCATCAAATGCTGCAAGCAAACCAGTCTTTGGTTTAATTGAAACATTGTGATCAGGAAAGAATAGTTCTCCACCTTCAAAATTATCATTCAAATATATAAAAGTTGCCCACTTGCTTCTTTCAAATTCATTGTACTCACCATCTGTACTATTATCTGAATGAGGGTTTGTAAAACCTCCTGTGGCCCATATCTGTGCATGTGGGAAACCAATTGGCTTTAGACCACTACCACGAGCGAGCTCGGCAGCTTCTTTCATTCTAGAACTCAAAGATTCAACAAGATCTTTAGGCAATCCAAAATCAACCATGTCATCACCCACTGGTAAATTGGCTGCAGATGATCCATAGAAACCGATTCTATTCCATTCAAGTTTACCATTTTCTACTGAATGATCCCAATATTTAATTATGGCATCACATTCTTCTTTGCTCAAGAAATTTTCAAAAACAACTATATTATCTTTATAATGTATTTTATTCATTATATTACGTACTTGCTACTATTTATATGAGCTATTTCCAAGTGGTTTATATTTACATGGCTTGGCAGTGATCCTACCCATCGTATAGCTTCTGCCATGTCTTCTGCAGTTAATGCGTTATCTTTCTTTTCTGTTTGTGTATCAATAGTCCCCGGGCAAATTTCTGTTACTGTAATACCATAATGTGGAAACTCCAATCTCATTGTATCAACTAAACCCATTTGTCCTCTTTTTGCATTTGAATAGTTGCCTGATCCTCTAAATGGAACCTGTCCACACAAAGAAGAAATAAATATGATTGTTGGTGAATCAGATTTTATCATCGAAGGAATAAGCAACTGAGAAATGTACATTGGGCCACCTACATTTATATCATAGGCTCTTCTAAAATTTTCCATAGTCTCATGTATTAGATATGTTGGACCAGCACCGCCGCCAGCATTATGAACCAATAGATCTATCGTTTCTTCTTCATATCTTTTACAAAACGATTTAATTGATTCTTCATCAGTTACATCTAATCTATTTACTTCAACGTTATCAGATTCTAAATCTTTCATGGCATCTAAGTCCCTGGATGCTGCAATAACCCTATACTCACTATTTTCTAATAGTTTTACTGTAGCCCTGCCTACGCCTCTACTTGCTCCAGTGATTATTGCTGTTTTCATTCTTTTCCTTTAAATTCTAACTCTGGTTGTTCTCCTCCATTGAAGCTCATATCATTATGTATCCAATGTCCTGTAACCATATATTTGAACCCAGTTTTGACAAGGTGGGCAGTATGAAAGTATGGAGAAGAAGATGGAAAAATAATAACACTATTTGCTTTTGGTTTGATCCCTACATCAAATTGTTTTAATTCTAAAGCTTCATCATAATCTATTTCAATCCAAGGTTTTTCTATGATGTTATTTTTATAGTCTACCATTTTAAAGGAAATTTCTCCACCTTTAAAATCATCATTTAAATACATGACTAAAGAATATCTCAATGAATTATCACCATCTAATTGATCAAAATGAGAACCCATAGATGCTCCAGTGTTATATTTTTTTATATTAAACGCTGGAAATAATCTTGGTTTTTCGTAATCACCTAGAGATTCTGCATAGTCTTTGAAGACTTCATACTGAGCATCTTTAATGGTGTTAAAAATATATAAAAATATTTCTTTTAATGCTTGATCTTCTAATTCATTGATTCTATAAGAATCAAACTGTTTAGAATCTCCATAGATATAAGTTTTATCATTGGATGAAGACCATTCATCCCAATCAATATTTGCTTCTTCTAGAGTTTTCATAAAATGTTCAAAATTTGGTATTACATTCTCGTAATAATAAATTTTTTCATGTAATATTTTCTTATCCATATATTTCCTATTTAGTATTAAAGTTTTCTAACACTGTCCAGAAAAATGGGCAGGTAAATCTAAGACCAGAAGTCACTGGGGTAACACCATGCACATAACTCTTGTCTCCTGGGAAAAAATATGCTGATCCTGCTTTTGGTTTAATCTTTATATTTTGTGCTGGAAAGTATAATTCTCCACCCTCATAGTCATCATTGAAATAAAAAATTGATGCTATGTCATAATATGGAAAAGCATTTGGTTTGCCAGCATCGGGCCCTTCATGCAGTTCTTTGTCAGCATGTGGAGTTTGTTGAGTTCCTACTGGCCATTTAACAACCGCAGGGCCTGTTGCTCTAACATTTACATTGAAGAACTTATCTACTTTAACTTTAAGTCTTTGTTGCATATCTTGAATTAAAATTAAAATTGTTGGATCTACTTTTTGTAAAGAATCATGCGTTGCAACTCTATCAGCCCAATAATCTGCATCATAGATTACTGTTCCATTCTCGTTCTTTTTACTTTCGGTAACGTCCCAAACTGTATTGTTGACGGCAAAGTTTCTAAGTCTTTCTTGCTCTTCTGGTGTAAGAAAGTTTGATACTTCTACGATGTTATCTGGTGAATCGCCAAAATACCCAGATGGAATTAACGATACAAACTCACTTTGATTTTCATTCTTATTGACAATATTTTCTTCCATATCATTCACCTTCAATTACTTTTAGTCTTATTAGTTTAACTTCATGCTCACCAACAGTTTTACCTTTATGGTTGATAGCATCTTTATAAAAGTTTGAAAAATTACCAGATTTATTAACGTTACCTACTACTTCGTGGTACCCTATAAAATCTTCATGGTATGAAACAGGCAACTCGTTAGCATTTTTTATATGAAGTTCTGTATTCTGTAAATTAGTTAAAGATATTGGAAACAATGCCATGACTGGAGTCCCTGCTTTAATAATTATTTCTTTATTAGCTTCTGTTATTCTCCAAGCGCATGGTAAATCACTGTGATAAAAAGAGGTGCTTATCAAAGTTGTAAAAGGTGAAACTCCAGCGGTATGTTGGTTTGGTACTGGCATAGTCAAAAGGCTATAATTGTCAGGTGTTTTAAAAATCAACCCAGTATTAAAACTTATCGTTGCATTACCCCTGTTTGGATGAATGTATTTTTCTCCAGACAAAATTTTAACATGATCTGGTGTTGTATCAGATATGCCATCCCATATGAAAGCAATATCTTCGGGGAAAGATAAACCCCAACCTAAACCATTAGCAAGGCTTATTGGAAAACACTTATAGGCATGAGCGTTAGCTGTCTCATCCATCCATTCTCTTTTTACATTCAATGGAGTTATTTCGGCAAAGCCACTGTAATTCCTATAAGCAACAAAGTTTTCTATCATGTTCTTTCCATCATAGGGGCACGGCGCAAATTAAGAGTTGTTTATTTGACTATTGTCAACTACTGCTTGCATGTCTTTAAATATTGGTTCACCGGTGTTTGTATCTTGAAAAACTAAACCCAACCCTTTATCCCTTAGTTGTTTTACTTTAGGATCATATGTGAATGTTGTTGTAACGTATCTGGTACTATCTCCCGTTACTGGTCTAACTCCGTGGTAGTATATTCCTACTCCTGGGTGAATTAATATATCGCCTTTTGATGTTTTGTAATGCAATGGTATTCTTGGGTAATAGATTTCTCCACCCTCAAAATCACTTAGATAGACTGTAAAAGATAATTGAACAAAATTTTCTCTCATATCTTCTGTAGGGTTGTCTGAGTGCTCAAACATTCCTTGTCCCTTTTGAATTCTATGAATAGATCCAGGATCTCCAACAAACCAGTCATTCTCAAATAGAGCTGCTATTTTTTCTTTGATTACTTTAAGTCTTTTGTTTACTTCTTCTTTATCAGCAACAAACAGGTACTTTCCATGCCACCATTCTCTGTTGTCTTTTTCCCACCATTGTTCCTCTGGAACAGATTCTGCATACTCAACAAGGTAATCGCATATCTCATCTGAGATAAAGTTCTTTATTACCCATATGTTCTCTTCAACTTGTACAAAATTAGGGTGCGCTTTGATAATGTCGTAATTGTATAATTCCATGCAATTCTCCAGTATTGTATACCTACTTAGTCAACAATACATGTTATTTACATCTGTGTCAAAAGCCCTAGTTGTGGTGATTGGGCCGACGCGCGTAGAATAAAAAAGGACCGCCCGCAAATCGATTTCCTTATGTTTTCGTTACTTCCCTTATTATATAAGGTCTTTAGCTTATTCTACTATTCCTCATCATTGTTCCATGTATCATGAGAAACTCCTTCGCTATAATGATCAGCTATTATTGTTAAATCTTTAGCGTGTTCAACAGCATCAAGTTTTGCTTCTACTGGAGCACCAGGAGCGTGTAGCATTAGTGCTAGTCTATTAGCGTCTGAAGCACGAGCGTGCAGGCCATGTGCAAATACGTGAGCAGATGCAATATCATGTTCACCAGCA